TCTGGAACCTCGTAGTCCCCACCCGCCGAGGCGAGGGGATCTGCGCCGTGAAGTTCTGGCATCTCTCCTCCTTACCCGGCCAGGTTCGTGAACTTGAGAACTCCCCAGCGGTTGTCCACGAACATGAGAGGCCGAACGCTGCTCTGCGTCCAGTACCGCTGCGTCTCTTGCTCGTACCACTGCTCGGTTTGAAGCGGCTGCTCGACCCGCATCTGCCCGACCTGACCCTCCGCGACGACGTAGGCGTTGCCCGCCGGAACGCGGTTCGTGACGAAGATCGACAAGCCCATCGACGAGAGCAGGTCGTTGAGTGCAGGGCCGTAGATCCGCGCCAGCTGCAGATACTCCTGCGGGTTGATGATCCAGAGGTCGTACACGATGCCGAACTCTTCCGTCTCGGCCTGCATCTGCGCGCGAGCGAAGTCGTACGCAGGCCAGAGGTTGGAGTTGGACGCCGAAGCGCCCGCCGTCACGACCGTGCTCCAGTTGAGTCCGGTCACGAGCCGGTTCGGAGACGCCTGGACGGCGGCTTCCAGAACCTCGACGGCGCGCTGGTTCATCTTCCGGACGATGGTGTTCGCCATCATCCGGACGTTCCGCGTGAAAACGGCCACGTCGTTGCGGTCGCGCGCCTCCACCGTGACGAAGAACTTGGCGCCCCACTTCTCGACCTCGGCCACCTTCGGGACTCGCCTGCTGCTGGTCACGAGCGGGAACTCGTCACCAGGAGCAACTCGCTGGATGTCACGGTCGGAGTAGAGATCGTTGGCTACGATCTCATCGTACACGACCGCGCCGCCGCTGACCCCGCCCGCCGACGTGAACACCCGATCCGCGAAGAATCTTTGGAGCGTGAGATCCATGAGCGTTCGGGTGATTCGTGTAGGGGCGTTGGCCGCCATGTCCACCGTGACGGCCGTTCCCACAACGGTGGGCGGGCCGAGAGGATGGGCGACCGGGTTCGGGTACGTCTGCGCCTCGATGCCGCCGCTCGCGCGGAGGATTCCCGGCTGACCCGGAACCCAGACGATGTCACTAGCGATCTGCTTCTTCATTTTCCCTCCTCTCAGCTGATCATCAGCGCGACTTCGCAGTCGGCTGCGTTTGCGCAGTCGTCGCAGGCGGTGCCGATTTGGACTCCAGTCGAAACCGGAACGACCGTCCCATCGGCCGCGCACTGCACGCCCTGCCCTGCCGTGATCGCGGCCGAAGCCGTGATCGGAACGATGCCCTCGCGGACGACTCCCACGAGCTTGTTGATCGCGGCGTCGTACTTGGCGACGCCGAAGATCGCCTTGCCCGCGCCGCCGTTCGCGCCCGCGCCGGACGGAAGAGCAACCCGGTACGTCCCGCCGCCGCCCGTGGCCGTCGCGGACAGGTTGACGCCTTCGGCCTTCTCTCCAGCGGGCTTGGCCGCCGAGATCTGGACGCAGCGCTTCCCCGTGACCGCCGCCGTAGCGTAGCCGGTTACGTCTTCGCCAGGTCGCTTGTAGGGGATGAGATCGTTGGCCATCTAGCCCTCCTTCGCATTCACGACGCGCCGGTCGCGGTTCGCCTGCGCGCGGATGGCCTTGATCTCCGGGAACCACTCTTCGGGCAGTCCCTGGGTCTGCTCCGTTTGGACGCCCTCGTCGCCGCCAGTTCCGGCGTTGCCACGAACCGTGACCGGAACAAGACCGCGCTCCAGACTATCGAGCGTCGTCTTGGTGCCGTCGAAGTCCGCTTTGGCGAGCTTCGTCCAGTGCTCCCGGCGTGCCGGCGGGATCCGGCCATCCTTGACCGCCGCCTCGACCATCTCGGTGATCCGACCCGCCTGCCGCTCTCGTTCGTGCGAAGCGGCTAGTTCAGCGCCGCGCTTGAGCTGGTTGTACGTCGCCCGGTCGAGCGAAACCGTCGCGCTGACGGGGTCGCCCTGGATGGCGGGCTGCTCTTCCTCTGCGCCCTCGTCAGGCTCTTCGGCTCCGTTGCCACCGTTGTCCTGGTCGGGCTGGTCGTCGCCCTCGGCGGGCGGGGGCTGCTCCTCGCCCACCGGCTTCGCAAGCTCACTCCGGATCTGCTCCTCGGTCGCATCCTCGGGCAGACCCAGGCGCTTGGCGAGGCTACGACGCAGTTCCTCGTCCATCGCCTCTCCTTCCTGGTTTGTCGAGCGGTCAGTTTCCGCCCGATTTGCGTGGATGAGCATAGCGGGATCCGCCATCTTCATCCCCGCGAGAACGGCCGAGGCCGCGACCGTTTTGTCCGGATACTGCTCGGTGACTCGCACCGGCTCTCCGAACTTGACCTCATCGCCATCGACTCTGACGGCGACCCGGCAGATGTCGCCGGTTCCTTCGTCCACAATGAGGTTGTAGCCTTCTTCGGTATCGAACCTCTCGCCGCGAATCCACCAGGCATCATGCTCCTTGCCCGGCCCCGCGACATAGAACTTGTTTCGAATCGCCGTCACGTCCAGCGATGCCGCCAGAACCTCGGCGCTCTCAGGCGTTTCGGATCCGTACCAAAGCGGCAGGTCTTCGAGAACCGAGCAACCGGGCCAACGCACGCCGAGTAGCGACACGTCCGTGATAACCATACCGTACCGCTTTCCCGTAACCGTCTCAACATGAAGCTGTGCATCGACGGAGCGACTGGGGAACGCGACCGGCATGACCTTCGCCAACCACTCGGGCATCCCCACGAAGTCGCCGTAGATTGTCTGCCCATTCTCGGACAGGCGCAACGCGGTGACGCGCCCGAACGCAGGCTCGTCCTCGCCCAAGAAGAGATCGTTGGCCTTCGAGGTATGACCGAGCTTGACGCGCGGCGCATTGATCGCCACGTCACTGCCCGATGCCGCCTGAACCGCGTCAGCCAGATCCTGCGCCGTAAAGGTATGCGGGCCGGTGCCCAGCCGGTACTCGATTCCAGTCGAGCAGATCGGAACGTTATCCACACGCCAGAGGCCGTCGCCCGCCTTGTACGGCGTTCCGTTCGGCGCATCGCCCGCATCGGCTCGTATGTATCCAGACGTTACGTTGGTAGACGTACCCGCGTGAACATGACCGTTGTCCCAGTACCAAGTGCTCATTTCTTCTTTCCCTTGGCGCGCTTCGGCAACTTGCCCTTGTTGTCGAAGTGGTGCTTCTTGGCCCACTCAGCCCCCTTGTTCGCGTAGACCCAGCGCCTCTGAGCTTGTGACTTCGCTGGCATGACTACCTCACAGGGTTGCTGCCGCTCTTGCTCTTCTTCATGATCTTGTGGTACATCATCGACACCGCGTTCGCGTTCTGCCGAACCTGCGCGTCGGTGAAACCGCCGACGTTCATCTCGCTGTCGATCCCGGCCTGCGCCGCGCGCTGACCCTCGTTCGACGAGCCGAACTTCGGATTGCCGGTGCTGGCCTTACCCATTCCGCCTCCTTTGTGATCGACGGCGACCCTCAGCCGGGAGGGAGCCGCAGCTTTGGGTCGCCGCCGTCATTGCGCCTTGCCCTTCGGTGAAGAGTCTTTCTTGGCCCCGCTGGACGAAGGCGCGTTTCCCTCGGCCGAGGTCTTAGCAACATTCAACATGTCCTGACGGATCTTGGCAGGATCCTCGTGCTTGAACTCGGCCTCGGGCAGGCCCAGTTCCTTCCGGATCGCCGCTTCCAGGCCATTGTCTACGATGATCGCCCCGGATCCGATCAACGCTACGAGATCCGTCACCATCAACTCCGGATCGAACTCAAACACGAGGAGCGGGACTTGATCCACGTCCTCTCCCCAGTTCCAGTCGATGTCGTCCTCGATGACATGCTCGTTGAATGTATCCGCGAACCACCAAGCGATAGCCTCCATACCAGCCGCCCAGAAGTCCACGAACGTCTCTCCGAGCGCGCGAGATCCCGAGCGCGTCTGTCCCAGCTGCATAATCATCAGCATGAACTTTCGCGCCATCGCCTCGTCATGGTAGATCACCGAGTCGATCACGGAGCTTTGAAGACCGCGAGCGATGTTGAACTTAGCTCCGGCCGGAACTGCGCCTCCTGCGGTGTCACCGACCCGGAATGATTGAGCCATCCGATTCAACGCGGTGATTTCGCTCTCAGTTGCCCCTGGATGCGCCTCGATGTACGGGACTCCTCCCGCACGCTCGTGGTTCACCGCATCGATCCGCAGGAGGCGATCCTTGATCAGCCAGTTCTTGTAGACCTCTCGATACCAAGATTTCCCGACCCAGTTTGCTCCCTCTTGATCCCAGACGTATCCGACCAGCACGTCCACCGGAATCTCCGGAATCGGCGTCTGCCATGTACTGCTACCAGACTGGACGTTCTGGATGATGGATACAAGTCCGCCGTCGTCGGCCACTCGGAAGTCCTGGATGGTAGCGGGCGGGCGCTCTGCGAGCTTCCGCAGATGCCAGAGGCCGTCGTTCGGCCGTCCCTGCGTTCCATCCCCGATGTAGCCGACTTGCTCGAAGTAGTAATGCCCGTAGATCCCGGCCTTGAACGCCTTCCGCATATGATCGCGGAAAGAGAACCGGCGCTTGAGACGACCGCGCTTCCGGTTGTTGGTGTCGTCTCCCAGGATCGGAAGGTTGTAGTCCTCGCTGAGCTTCGTAACCATCGCGTCGTCGGCCCCGTTCGGATCGAGCGCCCACGTCATCTTCCCGAGCGCCAGTAGCGTCGCATTGTAGAGCGCCGCGATCTGCGCGTCGGTAGACATGGCGCGGTACGTCCGAATCGAGTTCGGCCAGCGCAGTTCCGGAACCGTCTCCTCAGTATCGGCCCAACTCGTCCACGGCGCCATCCCGGCCGGAGTGAAGTTACCCTGCAGGACTGCGCCGATCTCCCTGGTGGGCGGCTTAGAGCCGGTCGAGGGGACAGTTGTGCGCGGGCGGGCCATTACCAGTGATGGATCAGTTCGATCAGAAGGATGACGGCGATAGCGATGACGGCTAGCTCTGTGGGCGTCCAGGCTCTACTCACGTCGGTTCCCTCACTCTCACGAAGACGGTATTCTGCTTTGTGATGTTGCGGGTGCGTTCCATGACCTGGCCGCCGTTCGAGTTGTCGGCGTTACTCGTGTTGCCCTCGACAGCCACAAAATGCCCCTGCGAGTCAACGCGCGAGCGGACGATCCCGACGTGATCATACTCGCCATCTCGGCCCCAGTCATAGCAGACGAGATCACCCGGCTCCGGTCGAGACGTGATCGACAACCCATTGAGCCCAAGGCGCGCGTCGTTGACGATGTACGGGACATAGGCGTACTTGCGTCCCCGCGCGAAGGACTCGGTTGGCGTCCCTCCCGTCTGGTCGCACCAGGTGGCGAAGATCGCACACCAAGGAACGCCGTTCATCCCGTACCACTTCCCGTACATCTGCATATTCGACCGCGGCGGTGCCTCGACAACGCCAATCTGGCTGCGAGCCTTGGACAACCGAGCCGCCGCAGCGGTCGTACGCACCGGCGGCGGCGGCTCTCTTCCCCCGAACTTCAAGAAGGCCGCGTTGATCAACTCGACCGAGCGCGCATCCATCGCCATGTCGCCGCCGTTCGCTAGCTCCTCGGGGATGCGCGCCGAGCGCAGAGTGTTGAACGTCTCCTGCCCGATGTAGCCCGTGTCGCTTATCTTCATTTGGCGCTGGAAACCTTCGACGCCGCTGTCGCCAACGTTGCCACCCTTTCCGTGGCTGAAGCCGTTGTTGAAGGCTTGGTCGAATGGCTGCCATTGCCAGCGGCCCAGGCGGCTGATCGTCCTTTTGTATCCCTCCACGTCCGGCCCATCTACCGATGGGGTGTTTTTCGGGGCGGCGTCAGGAGGATATAAGGGACGGGGAAAGCCTCTCACAGCCACCATCGGGCCGCCCCGGTATGGAGTCTCCCACCACTCCGCCATCACATTTCCATCGTCAGAAGGTCGGAGGCTATGCTTGCGTTCATCGAAGGCTGATATACCATGGGCGCATTCGCCACGGTCGAGTAGACTGCTGCGTCGGCGTAGTCGGGCGATTTGACTCCACGTTCGCGCATGTCCTCTTTCGACTCGATCTGAATGCGCCCACCTGAGTCCACCCACCACTTGATGTTCTGGAGTTGCGCGTGCAACTCCTCATCTTCGGGATCTAGGTCGATGTTGCCGTTCTCCAGATCCTGGCGGAATGTCCAGTAGATCTCTGCGCGCCGGTTCTTGAACTTCTCGGGCCGGTACGCGCGCTCGGCCCCGGAGAACCCGGTGACGTTGTAGC